GGCGCGGAGGGGTGACTGCGAAATTTCGGGGCGAAAGGCCGGTAAAACGGCCCTGGGCGCCTCGGCTCCCTCGGGGGCGGCCGTGCCCCTGCCGAACCCGTAGCGGCCCGCTGTAGGGCCTGGAAACGGCCCGCCGACGCTGTTCGAGGCGATAGGGCGGGGCGCCCCCCTTGCTGCTAAACCTTTGGGCCTGGGTGAATCACAGGTGCATCGGCATGGATCGCACGCGATCCGGCTTGAGCGGTCGGCATGGCGCGCGAAGCGCGACGGGGCGAGCGCGATTTATGCCGGCCTTAGCGTTTGGCGCGGCTTGCCGCGCTGAACGGTTAGGCCATAGCCCCGCCGGCTTTCAATGCTCGATTGGTTTATTGAGTGAGTGGCGTGCGTGCTCGATGCGCTGGCCGTGAGCTGGTGCGCGTGCTGCGCGATGGACGCGCCAACGAGCGCGGCCTCGTTCGTCTGGATAGGGGGTTATCGTCAAGCGACGCGCGAAGCGCGGACTTGTGCTGTTCGCCCCTCACGGGGCGGAGCGCGAAGCGCGGGGGGGTGGTTTTCTATCGGGCGCGGCGATTTCGCTGAGTTATCCCCAGGCGGGGCGCCTGGCTCTTTTTAGAAAGATTTTTAAAACCTTTTTAAAACCTTTTTAGGCTCCCGCTCGGCCTTGCCTGGCGTGCCTTTGCGGCCCGCTATCCTGACATTTTCGTGGCTCCAATCTGACATTTTCGTGGTAGTTCTCGGGCGTTTTCGTGGTCAGTCTGACATTTTCGTGGTTGCTGCCTACGCTTTGAGCACCGCGCCGAGGCGTTGACGCGCTCGTGCTTTCTGACATACATTTGCGGCTGTCAGAATAACCACGAAGAAGTCAGAATGAGCGACGCCCTCGAACAACTCGACCCGAACCCGCACGACCAAAGCGTCGTAATCAGAAACGAACTCGTGCGCCGCGTGCAGCGCATGAAGCTCTCGGAAAAGCGGCTGCTCGCGCTGGCGATCGCCAAGATCAACCCGAAGCCGAAAATTCTGCTGCATCAAGCGATGGCGGTCGACCCGCAAACGGGCGTTGCTCCCGGCTTTAGCGTGCGCGTAACGGCTCAAGAATTCATGGAGGCATACCCGCAAGTCGACGCGAAGCACGCCTATAGCGACCTGAAAGAAGCGGCCGAAAACCTGTTCGAGTGCCGTGTCGAATGGGATGCCGAGGAAACGGAGCGGGGCAAGAAAAAGCCCGTGCGAAAGAGTGTTCGCTGGATTTACGAAAAGACCGACACCACGGCCGCCGGATGGGTGGAAATCAAGTTTTCGCCGAGCATCGCGCCTTACCTGCTCGGCATCGAAAAGGAATTCACGAAATACAAGCTCAAGCTCGCGGCCGATCTGCGATCGGTTTATAGCTGGCGGCTGTTGGAAATCCTCGCGCAGTATCGCAAGACCGGCCTCGTTACGATTCGATACGACGAATTCTGTGAGGCAATGGGCGCCCCTGAAAGCTGCGTAAAGGACGCCGGCCAACTGCGGCGCCGCGTGATCGAACCGGCCGTGAAAGAGCTGACGGAAAAAAACGGCATGGCGATCGAATGGGAAGGCACCACGCCGGCCGGCCGAAAGATCACCGGCTTTCGTTTCACTTTCAAACCCGACCCGCAAGGGCGTCTATTCTGACGCCTAATAAACCGCGTCAGTCTAACCACGCTTTTGTCAGAATGGGACACGGCCGAGCGCGTGCCCCAATAGCAAAACGCCAGGCCCCCGCACTGCGGAGCCTGGCGTTTGTCATTGGCGAGTAGGGCGGGGCGATCCTGGCGGCCTATGCGGCTTTCTTGATGCCGTAGGGATTGAACCGCACAACCTCGTCGCCGAGCCATTCGTTAAGCTGCATGAAGCGCCTTTGCAGGGGTTCGATTTCGTTCGCACCGAACACCTCGGCGGCCGTGTCGGCGGCGCCGAAACCGCCGGTATTGCTCGGCACGATCCCCATGAGCTGCGGCGGGATGCGATGCGCGGCGAGCAAGTCGTCGCGCGTGACATTCTTGATGTTGAAAAACTCGTCTTTCGCCGTGACCTCGGAAACCGGAATGAGCTGTATGCCGTCTTTCTTGCCGGCCGGCGCGTACATGAAAAGGTTTCGGAAATTGCCTGGCCCCTTGCTGTTTTTCAACGCCTCGCGAAGTTTGTCGACATCCTCTTGCGATTGCGCCGCATCCGTCATGTACAGGATAAAGCCGGCGTGCGAACCGTTCTCGTAATAGCGCCGGCGAAAGAGCGTCGCCGATTCATTCAACCAGGCCGCGTGCAGGGCGCCGAGATATTCCGGCAAGCCGTACACCTCCTGGTTAATGTCCGGTTCCATCAAGTGATAGATCACGCCGGCATCGAACTCGTGTTCGACCTGCCACCCGTTGACCTGGTAATAGCCGAGCAAGTCGACCGAGCGGCGCACGTATTTCGCCGGCGCGCGTTTGAGCGGCAAGCGGCTGTTAAGCCTGCTTTTCGGCGCCTCGATCGGGGCATTGCCGAACACCAGGAAATCGAGCGCCCACTTGCCGAACTCGTCGCGCGAAAGCAACTTGTGCGGAATGAACGTCGACGCGAGCACGTTGCGTTTGAAGTAGATAGCCGAGCTGTGATGGACGCCGGCGCGAAAGGTTTTCGCCAGGCCCGAGAATGACACCGGCGGCTCGAACCATTTGCCGGCCGACCACGTTTCGACGTAGTCGAGAATTTCGGGGCGATCCATCACCGGGATAGGATCGCCGAAGGTGAAAGCCTCGGCTCTCGCCGGCGCGGCCGGCGTCGGCTGCTCGATGCTGTTTTGTCGCTTGCTCACGTTGAAAACTCCATAAAGCCGGTATTGTTGAAAGTCGCACCCTCAAGCGGTTCATTGCCGAGCGCGTGCAGGCACGCCCAGGCCAAATCCGCATGGCCGGTTTCCTCGTTGCGGCTCGCCTCATACGTGACCCGCTTTCCGCTCGGCGTCATGGTTTTACGGATAGCCATAAACGATTGCGCTAAGTCAGTCCAACCGGCATCGAATTCGAGCCGACCCTTGCCGATCACCGACAAGCCTTTGAGCACGAGACGGCCTTTAACCTCGGGCGAGTAGTTGAGCGCGACCGCGCTCGGATAGAACTGTTTGACGATCTGATAGACGCCCTGGCCGATGCCTGTCGTATCGATCGCCATATAGGCGACGTTGTATTGCTCTGTGACCTTGCGAATCGCCTCGGCCTGGGCCTCGAAATCCATGCCGCGCCATTGGGCCTTATGCAACACGCGGAACTTGCCACCAGGCACCGCCGGCGGGGCGACGACGATCAAGCCGGCCGAGTCGCCGGAAAGCGCTGGATCGTAACCAACCCACACGGGTTTATAGCCGAACGGCCGCAACGCGAACGGCTTGAAATCCTCGTGCCACTCATCCCACGAGTCGACCATGCACCGTTGAAGATCGGCGAGCGGAAAGATCGACGCCGTATCGTCGACGAACTGGCACATCAAGAGATTCGCGTAATCCTGCGCGCTGTATTCGAGGCGCAGCTCGTCGATATCGAACAAGTCGCACCCGCCGGCGAGCGCATCCTCGACCGTCACAATCTGGCGCCATTGCCGATCCTCGCAAAGCCGGCCGCCGGCGAGCGTCTTATGCGTTACGTCTAGGTGAAGGTGATCGACTTTCGCACGGCCGCGATTGAAGTGATCGCCATTCCAAAAGGTGTACGCCGGATGGCTGATGCTCGAAGGCGTTGAGAAATACGTCTTTCGCCAACGCTTGTGCATCGCCATGCCCGAGGCGACCTTGTTCAATTCCGTAAAACCGCCAGTCCAAAAATACTCGTCGAAATAAAAGTTACCGTGATAGCTCTGTGCCGTGCGCGCGTTCGTGCCGAGGAAATAGAGAATCGCGCCATTCGGCAAAATGATCGGCTCGCCGGTTAGCTCAACGTCGGCGGCCTCGCGCGCGAACTGGCAAATGTACTGCCTGAAAACGTGCGCCTGGGCCTTACTCGCCGACAAGAAAATTTGATTGCGGCCCGTGCCGATCGCATCGTCTAGGGCCTCGCGTGCGAAATACCAAGTCGCGCCGATCTGGCGGCTCTTGAGAATGTTGCGCGTGCGCTGGTGAGCCTGCCGAAACCATACCTTTTGATAGTCGAAAAGCGAATCGAGAAACGCCTCGCGAATCCGCTCGGCCTGTTCCTCGCTGAACGCGTTACGCGCGGGTTTCTCTTTGCGCGGCGCCGTGTTGCGTGCCTCGATGTTCGGGTTTAAGTCGCTCTCTTTCCCTGTCTCCCCGTATTTGCGCACCCGTGCCAGGCGTTCGACCTGGCGCCCGAGCAAGTCGATTTCTTTGAAGTCGCGGCCGTCTTTATCGCCCTTGGCAATGAGCACCGCCAGGCGCGTTTCGAGCGACGACTCGATGCGCTCGATCGGCTCGGCCTCGGCCCACTTGTCGCGCTGTTTCCATGCCTCAACGGTCGGCCGCTTTTCGCCTAAGTGCCTGGCGATAGACGAGACGCGCCAACCCTGCCAGTAAAGCGCGCGCGCAATACGGCGTGGATCGAGATTGTTATCGAGGGCGGGGGCAATGTCGGCGGTTTCTAGCATGGCCTCAAGTTTCCCGCGCCGCGCGCGCGCAAGCACGCTTAACACCTTGTATCCAAAGCGAAAACAATCGCCGCGCGTTGAGTCATTGCGCTATCGAACGCAAGATATCAACTCACGTTGAACCCATACCGAACCCCCCGGAACCCTGTTGGAGAACTAACGATGCAAAAACGCAAGTTGTCGCTTATGTCGTTCGCCGTTGCGGCGATCGCGTTCGCTTTCACGATGGACGCACACGCGGCGACGCTCGCCGTGAGCACGGTTCTCAATCACGCCGATTTCGTCGGCACGCTGGCATCGCACGGCGCCGGCGCCGGCCTGGGCGCTCTCGGCCTGGCCGGCATGGCGATCGGCTCGACCGCCGACGCGACGCAGCTCGCCAAGTCGAAAATGTTTCGCGTTGCTGTCGAAGGCGCGACGACGGACGGCCGCACGATCGAACGCGCATGGCTCGAACAAATCGCGGCGAACTACTCGGCCACGAAATACGGCGCTCGCGTGAATCTCGAACACTATCGCGGCATCGTGCCCGATGGCCCGTTCAAGGCATACGGCGACGTTCTCGCGGTCGAAGTGCGCGAACTCGACGGCGAATTCGCCGGCAAGCTCGGCCTCTATGCGCAAATCCAACCGACCGCCGAACTCGTCGCACTGACGAAGGCAAGCCAGAAGATTTACACGTCGTGCGAAATCGATACGTCGTTCGCCGACTCGAAACAAGCCTATCTGATCGGCCTGGCCGTGACCGATAGCCCCGCAAGCCTCGGAACGGAAATCCTTTCTTTCGCAGCTCAAAACCCGGCCAAGCATCCCTACGCAGCTCGCAAGCAAAACCCGGCGAACCTGTTCACCGTCGCCGAAGAAACCGCGATCGAATTCGAAGCCGAGGCGCAAACGCCGACGCTGCCGGCGCTGTACGCCCGCGTTAAGGAAGTGCTCGGCCTGGCGAAGAAGAAGGGCGCGGCCGACGACTCGCGTTTCGCTGACGTAGCGCAAGCGGTCGAAGAACTCGCCACGCACGGCGCCGAGCAATCGCAAGCCCTGGCCGCGAGCGAGATTCGCGTCGCCGAGCTGGCCGCCCAGCTCGACGAGCTGGTGAAGGCACGCGAAGCCGATCGCAAAGCATTCGACGAGCTGCACGCGCAGCTCTCGACCACGAGCACCGGCACCACGCGCCCCGCGTCGACCGGCGCCGGCGCAACCGTCGCGACCGACTGCTAACCCGCCCCCCTAGCAACTCACTCGACCTTTCTCGGAGCACACGCAACATGCAAAACAAAACCCGCGAGCTGTTTAACGCCTATCTGGCGGCAATCGCGAAGCTCAACGCGATCGCCGACGCGTCGAAGAAATTCGCCGTGTCGCCGTCGACTCAACAAACCCTGGAAGCGCGTTTGCAGGAATCGAGCGCCTTTCTCGCGTCGATCAACGTCGCGCCCGTGACCGAGCAAATGGGCGAAAAGCTCGGCCTCGGCATTGGCGGCCCGATCGCCGGCACGACCGACACGAAGGTAAAGGACCGCGAGACGATCGACCCTACCGACGTGGATGCAAACGGGTATTTCTGTTTCCAGACGAATTTCGATTCGCATATCCCGTTCGCGAAGCTCGACATGTGGGCGAAGTTTCCGAACTTTCAAACCCTCATTCGCGATCTGATCCTCACGCGTCAAGCGCTCGATCGCATCATGATCGGTTTCAACGGCGCGTCGCGCGCGGCATCGTCCGACCGTGCGGCAAATCCGATGCTGCAAGACGTCAACAAGGGCTGGTTGCAGCACTACCGCGAGCAAGCCCCGCAACGCGTGATGGATCACGGCGCCGTCGCCGGAAAGATCACGATCGGCGCGGCCGGCGATTACAAGAATCTCGATGCGCTGGTGTATGACGCGAAAACGTCGCTGATCGACCCGTGGCACCGTCAAGACACGCAGCTCGTCGCGATCCTCGGCGACGCGCTGATGAAAGACAAGTATTTTCCGATCATCAACCAGGACAACAAGCCGACCGAGCAAATCGCGGCCGACCTGGTGGTTTCGCAAAAGCGCGTCGGCGGCCTGCCGGCTGTCACGGTTCCTTACTTCCCGGCCGATGGCGTTTTGATTACGCGCCTCGATAACCTGTCGCTGTACTACCAGGAAGGCGCACGCCGTCGCTCGATCGTCGAAAACGCAAAGCGCGATCGCATCGAAAATTACGAGTCGTCTAACGACGCGTATGTCGTCGAAGATTTCGGCGCCGGCTGTTTCGTCGAAAACATCGAACTGGCGGAGTAACCGAGCATGAAAAGCCCCGCCCAACGTCACTACGAACGCGTATCGGCCGCGCGAGCTGCGGCCTCGGCTGCGCCCGGCGAATCCCTCGCCGGCGCCAACGCTTACGAGCTAATGCTCGTGAAGTTGTCAACCGATCGTCGACGCCTCAAATCTATCGCCTCGATTCAAGCAAAAATCCAGGTGAAGCGCGACGAACTGTTACCCGAATACGTCGAATACGTATCGGGCGCGTTGAGCGGCGGGCGGGGCGCCCAGGATGATGTTTTAACGACCGTGATGATATGGCGCGTCGACGCTGGCGACTTTGCCGGCGCGCTCGAAATCGCCCGCTATGCGCTCGCGCACCGGATGACCTTGCCGGACCAATACGACCGGCCGCTCGCGACCGCGATCGCCGAGGAGTTTGCCGAGGCTGCACTCGCATCGTTCAAGAAAGGCGCGATGTTCATTCGCGTCGACGGCGCGCAGCTCGACGAAATCGCGCAGCTCACCGCATCGGCCGATATGCACGACCAGGTGCGCGCGAAGTTGCACAAGGCCCTCGGCCTCACCGCCGAACGCGACGGCAACATGCCGGCCGCCCTCGAACACCTACGCCGTGCGCTCGAACTCGATGCGCGCGCCGGCGTAAAGCAAGACATTGCACGGCTTGAGAAAGCCGGCAATGCGACCGGCAAGTAAGCCGGCCGCACGTAAAGAGCCAACCCCGGCCGAGGCGGCGCCGGCTGACGATCGCAAAACCGGAAGGCAACGCGATCCGAAGCCGGCCCACCGCCTCCCTTTTTCCGAGCTGAGACAATGACGAGTTTTAACGCGATCGCATCGCCAACCATCACGCCCGAGCCGAACCCGCCGGCCGCCTCGCTGATCGTTGAAAACATCGCATGGTTTCCGGCTGTCGACCTGGCCGCAATGCGCGAAGCCGTGCGCCTCGATGGCACCGTGACACATGCACGGCTGCGCTCGGCCGTGATCGACGCAATCGACGAAGTAAATCGCGAGCTGGCGAGCTGGCGCGCAACGCACCAGGCCGCCGGCGTCGCATCGCTCGCCGAGCTGCCGGCCGACTCGATCGGCGGCGAAAGCGTGCAGCTCGCGCGCTATCGCCGCGCCGTCTATTTCCTGGCGCGCGCCGACCTCACCGAGAAATACCGCGATTTCGATAGCACCAAATCGGGCGCGAACGACGCCGACGAGCGCGAGACGACGATCGACGCCGATCGCCGCAACGCTCGGCACGCGATGAACGATATGCGCGGCCTCGCGCGCACAACGATAGAGCTGATCTGATGCGCGTATTCGCACGCCAGGGCGACACCGTAGACGCCCTCTGTTATCGGCACCTCGGCCGCACGCAAGGCGTTGTCGAAGCGACGTTAGAAGCAAACGCCGGCCTCGCCGACCTCGGCCCCGTATTGCCGCTCGGCTATGCGGTCGACCTGCCCGACCCGCCGAACGATCAATCGATCGTCAAGCTCGTCAACCTTTTCGACTAACCAGGAGCGCCACACATGGCCGAACCAAGTAGCACCGCGCTCGCCGCTGTATCGGCCGGCGTCGGCTTTGCAAGCCTGTTCCCAGGCATCGACGGTAATGCGCTGATCGGCGCCTTTACCGGCGCGGCGCTCGTCGTCGTCACGTCGAAAGACCTGTCGCTCGGCAAGCGTTTCGCGTACCTCGTGATTTCGCTGATCGCCGGCTATCTCGCGGCGCCCGACGTTGTGAGCCATACGCCAATCACGAGCACCGGCGTCGCCGCGTTTTTCGCCGCTGCCCTGGCGATAACCGTAACGCTGCAACTGATCGAGCGCGTGAAGGCGTTCGACCTGTTGGCGCTCTTTAAGAAGGGCTGATGCCATGCACAACCCCCTCGCATTGATTGCGCTGATCGCGTACAGCGTCGCCGCTCTGCGCATCCTCGCTTATCGCCGCGACGGCGCGCGGCACCGCCACCACGTTTCATGGTTCGCCTGGTTGCTGCTCGTCGCGCTCGGCGGCTCGGCGATCGAGCTGGTGATTAACGCGAAAGCGGTCGGCTTGTTCGAGGCTGCACGAGCTGCCCTTTTCGCGGTCCTGGTGTTCGGCTCGCGGGGCAACGTCGCGCGGCTGCTGCGCCCTTTGCGGAGTGAATGAAAAATGATCCTGAGATATGGCGACACCGGCGACGACGTTTTGTTGCTGCAAAAGCGCCTCACGCGCGCCGGCTTTCCTGTTCCGTTGACGCACGTTTTCGACCATGAAACGGAATCCGCGGTTATGACGCTGCAACGCGATCGCGGCCTCGTGATCGACGGCATCGCCGGCCCTAAAACGATGATCGCGCTACCTGGCGCCGCGCTCGCGGCTCACCTGTCCGATCGCGACCTCGTGCAAGCGGCCGACTTGCTCGGCGTGCCTGTCGCCGCGATTCGCGCCGTCAACGAAGTCGAATCACGCGGACAAGGTTTCTTGCCTGGTGATGGCCGGCCCGTGATCCTGTTCGAGCGTCATGTGTTTTACAAGGAACTCAAGTCGCGCAAGATCGACGCCGACGCGCTCGCCGCGAAATATCCGAACCTCGTATCGAGCACGCGCGGCGGATACATGGGCGGCGCCTCGGAATACTCGCGCCTCACCGAAGCCGTGCGCCTGAATTCCGACGCGGCGAACGAGTCGGCGAGCTGGGGCGCGTTTCAAATCATGGGCTATCACTGGAAGGCCCTGAACTATTCGAGCATCGACGATTTCGTTTCGTGCATGCACCGATCCGAAGCCGATCACCTCGACGCGTTCGTGCGGTTTATCGCGGCCGACACGGCTTTGCTTTCCGCGCTCAAGGGTAAGAAGTGGGCGGCATTCGCGAAGGGCTACAACGGCCCGGATTACGCGCGCAATCTGTACGACGCGAAGCTCGCCCAGGCATACGCGAAATATGCCGAGCGCGAAAAGGCGGCCGCGTGAATGCGATCGCCGCGCGCCTCATTGCGATCGCGCTCGCGGCGCTCGCCGCGTTCGGCGCCTGGCAATACGTGAAGGCGTTGCGCGCGGAGCTGGCGACCGCCCAGGAAACCGCACGCACCGCGCAAGAGACGGTCGGCCGGCGCGACGCGGCGATCGTCGATCTACAGAAGAAACAACGCGACAACGCTCTCGCGCTCGCGCAGCTCGAACGCACGCGCCAGGGCATCGCGGCCGACCTCGCGGCCCGTAAATCGGAACTGGAGACTTTGAAACGTGAAAGCGAAACCGTGCGCGCCTGGGCTGATGGCGCTTTGCCTGACGATGTTGTGCGGCTGTATGCAAGCCCCGCCCTCACCGGAGCCGACGACGCAGCAATGCGCCCCGGTAACGGCTTGCACGCTGCCGGCGATGGCGCCGCGCAGTAATGGCGAGCTGGGCGACGCGCTCGACGTGGCGCGCGCGGCCTGGCGCGACTGCGCGGCCCGCGTCGATATGATTCTCGTATGCCAGGCGAAAGGCGTGCCCGTTCTGACGACGAAGGCTGACCATGAATAAGGCCGCGACCTTTCGCCAGGCGATCACGGCGGCCGTGCCCTCGCTCAACGATGACCCCGACAAGCTGCTCGTGTTCGTCGACAACGGCCGCATCAATGCGACGAACGCCGATTCGCTGTCGTTTGAATATCGGTTCGTGCTTAACGCGATCCTGCTCGATTTCGCCGGCGACGCCGACACGGTTTTCGTCGCGCTGCTCGCCTGGGTGAAGCTCAACCAATCCGACCTACTCGCGAACGACACCGAGCGTAAAGACGGCATCACGTTCGAAGTTGAACACCTGACGAATTCGACGTGCGACTTGTCGATCAAGCTCGCGCTCACCGAAAGCGTTGTCGTCGGCGTCGACGGCGAAGGCGTGCAGCAAATCACGCACGTCGACGAGCCTGTGCCCGAGTGGAACCTCGATAGTTTCCTCGCCCTGTGATGGACGATCTAACCGCGCTCGAATCCTGGGCGGGCGGCCTGCTTTCGCAGCTCGAAGCCCCCGCCAGGCGCGCAGCTCTGCGCGATATCGCCCGCGAGCTGCGGCGAAGCCAGCAAACGCGCATCGCGCAGCAAAAGAACGCCGACGGCTCGGCCTATGCTGCGCGCAAGCCCCGGCATGTGAAGAAACTGCGCGGCAAGCAAGGCAAGATCAAACGCGCGGCGATGTTCGCGAAGCTGCGCCAGGCCCGCTATCTGCGCGCCGAGTCGGATTCGAAGGGCATCGCGATCGGATTCGCCGGCCGTATCGCGCGTATCGCGCGCGTTCACCAATTCGGCGAAACCGATCGAGTCGCACCGCACGGCCCCGAGTACAAATACGACGCTCGCGAACTGCTCGGCTTTGCCCCCGACGACCTCGAAATGATCCGCGATATGTTGCTCAAACACATCGTTAAATAAGCGTTCGGTTTGCTAACTATGTGCCCGGAGCACATACAAAGCCCCTAGCGTGACTCGCGCGTGCGTGCTCGGCAACATGAGGGCATGAACTCAAACGAATCCACACGCCAATTTCTCAACGTCGCACGCAAAGGCACCGTGATAGGGCTGGCCGGCGCGTTGTGCCGTGTCGAAAGCGGCGATTTACAGACCGACTGGATTCAATGGTTCGTGCCTTATGCCGGAGAAACGATCGACTGGCTCGCGCCGTCGATCGGCGAAGGCGTAATGCTGTTGTGCCCTAGCGGCGATCCGGCGCAAGCCGTCGCGCTGCGCGGTTTCTATTCCGAAGATTTCCCCGCACCGAGCACCGACCCGAACAAGCACCTGCGCGTTTATCGCGATGGCGCGATCGTCGAATACGACTTTTCCGCCCACTCTCTCAAAGCCGTTTTGCCCGAGGGCGCGACGGTCCTAATCGATGCACCTGGCGCCGTCAACGTAATCACGAAAGACGCGACGATCAAGGCCGACACGATGACCATTGACGCGACCGAAACGACCGTTACCGGCTCGATGCTGGTTAAAGGCGCGTTCGAGTTTCAATCGGGAATGACCGGCAAGGGCGGCACCGCCGGCGCAACGATGAAGATCGACGGCGCGGCGGATTTCACGGGCGAAGTGAAGTCACAAAACATTAGCTTGCCGAATCACACGCACAAGGAACAAGGCGACGGCAACGACGTGAGCAAGCCCAAATGATCGGAATGAACGCCACGACCGGCCGCTCGACTAGCGGCCTCGATCACCTCACCCAATCGATCGAAAAAATTCTTACGACGCCGATCGGCACGCGCATAGCTCGCCGCGACTTTGGTTCCGAGCTGCCCGACCTGATCGACGCCCCTAACAACGGCGCGACCCGCGTGCGCCTGTATGCGGCCGTCGCGACGGCGCTGATGCAATGGGAGCCTCGCTTGAAACTGACGCGCGTATCACTCGCGATTGACACGACGACCGCCGGCGCCGGCGTGCAAGTCGTCGACATTGAAGGCACGACGACGATTTCGGGCGACCTGGTTTCGACCCGCGTGAAGCTCACGAACGGGGGCGCGGCATGAGCGCGACGCCGATCGACCTGTCGCGCCTGGAATCGCCCGATGTTGTCGAAACGATCGATTACGAGACGATCCTCGCGGCCCGCAAGGCGCGGCTCGTGTCTCTGTACCCTGCCGATCAACAAGCCGAAGTTGCTGCGGCCCTCGCGCTCGAATCCGAGCCGATGAACATTCTTTTGCAAGAGAACGCTTATCGCGAAGTCGTGTTTCGTCAACGCGTCAACGATGCCGCGCGCTCTGTGATGCTGGCCTATGCGACCGATAAGAACCTCGAACACCTGGCCGCGTTTTTTGGAATCTCACGGCTCACGATCGTAGAACCGGACCCCGAGAACGATATCGAGGGCGAATACGAAAGCAACACCGACTTGCGCAAGCGCACGCAGCTCGCACCGCAAGGCTATTCCGTTGCCGGCCCCGAGGGCGCCTATATCTCGCACGCGTTGAACGCTGACGGCCGCGTGCTCGATGCGACCGCCACAAGCCCCGCGCCGTGCCAGGTAGTCGTTACGGTTCTGTCGCGCCTCGGCGACGGCGCGCCCACGCAAGACCTGATCGACAAGGTAACGCTTGCTCTCCAGGCCGACAACGTGCGCCCGCTTACCGATGAAGTGCTCGTGCAGGGCGCCCAGGTGATCCGCTACGCGATCCGCGCGACGCTCAAGTTTTTCGCCGGCCCCGATCGCGCCGTCGCGCTCGCCGAGGCGCAAAAGCGCACGGCCGCATACACCGACGAAATGCACCGCCTCGGAATGGAAGTCACGTTAGACGGCCTTTATGCGGCAATGCGCGCGCCAGGCGTTCAAAAAGTCATTCTCGACGAACCGGCCGCCGGCATCGCAGTAACGAAGGGCCAGGCCGCGTATTGCACCTCTATCGAGCTGGTCGACGGGGGCGTTTATGAGTGATCTGCTCGCCCCGAATTCGGCGCGCACCGAGCGCAATCTCGCGGCCGTGATGGCCGACGCGTGCGACGTGCCGACGCCGATCGCCGACTTGATGAACCCGGACACGATCCCGCTCGCGCTGCTGCCGTGGCTCGCCTGGCACGTCGGAATCGACGCATGGAAAAACTATTGGCCCGAGTCAGTGAAGCGCGCCCGCGTGAAAGCTGCTATTTCGATCGCCCGTAAAAACGGCACCGCTGCGGCCGTGCGCGAAGTCGTCGCCGCGTTCGGCGCAAACATCGCGCTGCGCGAATGGTTCGAGATGGACCCGCCAGGCGTGCCAGGAACGTTCGACGTAGTGATGACCGTGAGTAGTCGCGACGGCCAAGCCCCGACCGCTGCTTTCGTCGACGACATTCTCGCGGAGATCGACCGCACAAAGCCCGTGCGTGCTCACTACTCGTTCACCCAGGGTTTCGCGATGCAAGGCAAGCAAGGCGTCGCCGTCGCTGTGCGCCCCGCCCTTTATCGCCGTCTTTCTCTCTCGGATATCTGACACATGGCCGGAACACTCATTTACGTAACAGACGCGGGGCGCGCGGCGCTCGTCGCGCCTGGCAACACTGGCACGAACGCGCATCGCGTTGTCGAAATCGGCCTGGCTACGGCCCCTTTCAACGCTGCCGATAAGTCGCTCGTCGTGATGCCGAACGAGCGCAAGCGCATCACGACTTTCGCCGGCGAAAACGTCGCTTTCGACACGATCCATGTGACGTTGAAAGACGACACCGACGACCAATTCACGCTGTACGGGTTCGGCCTGTATCTCGAAAACGGCGTGCTCGCGGCCGTCTATAGCCAGGCGACCCCAATCATGGAAAAGGCGCCGGCGGCAATGCTGCTGCTGTCGGCCGACGTGCAATTCACGACGATCGACGCGGCGGCCCTGACGTTTGGCGATGCGTCATTCACGAACCCGGCGGCGACGACCGAGCGGCAAGGCGTGATCGAGCTGGCGACGCAAGATGAAGTCAACGCCGGCACCGACACCGTGCGCGCACTGACGCCCAAGACGGCCGCGAGCCGATACGCGGCACTCACGGGCGCCCGCTTCTCTGGCCCCGTGATCGTCGATAGCACGACGACCCTCGGCGCCGGCGCGAAACGGGTTATCGCATCAAGCGACGACACAACCGGCTATGTGTTCTCTGACGGAAACATGTATCTCGGCTCGCAAGCGCCGGCCGGCGTAACGCTGCTGATTGCCGGCAACAAAGAAGCGGCCCGCGCACTGCCGAGCGGGCGCGTGCTCGTCGGCTCGATCGCCGACGACGGTATCGGCCTGGTGCAAGTCGCCGGCCTGATGACGGCACAAACGCCGGCGGCCGGCGACATATCGAAGCGCGTCGCGACAACCGAGTTTGTCGTCGCGGCGATCGCCTCGGCACTCGTCGGCGCGATCGTTTTCGAAGCGCGCACGAGCGCCCGCGCCGGCTTTCTCAAGCTCAATGGTGCGCTGTTGAATCGCGCCGACTATCCGGCGCTTTGGGCCTATGCCCAGGCGAGCGGCGCACTTGTAGCGGAGGCGAGCTGGACCGCGAATAACTGGGGCTGTTTCTCGACCGGCAACGGCACGACGACGTTTCGCTTGCCCGAGCTGCGCGGCGAATTCCTGCGTTGCTGGGATGACGGACGCGGCGCCGACACCGGGCGCGGAATCGGCACGTATCAAGGCCCGCAAAACGCATTGCACTCGCACGGCGCGAGCGCGGCGGCCGTGGGCGATCACGTCCATAGCGCGTGGACCGATTCGCAAGGCTGGCACGGGCACCACGGCAACACGGCCGCGATCGGCGATCACCAACACGCACTTAACCAGTACGTGCCCCAATGGGCCAACCCCGACACCGATCGGGGCGTCGGGAATTTCTCGTATTTCTCGATCGATAGCTATGCCCTGCCGTACACGACCTGGAACGGCGCACACGGCCACGTTTTCGACACTGACGGCGCCGGCACGCACGGCCATAACGTCGGCGTCGGCTACGCGGGCAACCACTCGCACACCATCACCGTCAACGCGGACGGCGGCAACGAAGCACGGCCGCGCAACCTCGCGTTGCTCGCCATGATCCGCGCTTACTAAGGACTCGACCATGTTGATTCATCAATACGACGCACAAACCGGCCAATACACGTCTAGCCGACTGGCCGACTCTGACCCGCTCAACCTCGGCCGCTGGCTTGTGCCTGCATTCAGCACCGCCGACGAGCTGCCGGCCCGCACGCCGCTTTCCTGGCCGTTCTATCTCGATGGCGCCTGGCAACTGTTGCCGGACTATCGCGGCCGGATGCTGTACCGCCAGGACACCGGCGAAGCGGCCGAAATCCTCGTCGCCGGCACGACGCCGGCCGAGCACGGTTTGACCGACACGCCGCGCCCCTCGGACGAATACACCTGGCGTGATGGCGCCTGGCAAATCGATCCGAACGTGATCGCGCAGAAAGCTCGCGCGGCGGCAATGGGCGAGTTTGACGTGCGTATGTCGCACGCTCGGGCGATGAACGCGGGCAAGGCCGATGCGTATGCGGCCGGCCTGCTCTCGCGTGCCGAGGCGTACTACTTTCGCGCCTGGTCGGCGTATCAACTCGACCTGGTTCGCGCAATCCAGCACGAAGGGTTCCCCGATGCCGTGAGCTGGCCGAACGAACCGACGCCGTTCGAAGTCGCGAGCGCGCCGGCAATGGCCGAATACGAAACGCGTATGGCGAAGGCCGCGACGTTTATCGACGGCAAGGCCGACGCCTACGCGGCCCGCACGCTGACGCCCGAGGAACACTACAACTTTCAAGCCTGGTCGGCCTATGCCGAGCAATGCACGCGCGCGCTCGACCGTGACACCTTCCCGCGCGCTGTCGTATGGCCTGACGAACCGCCGGCATACGTGCCCCCGGTTTATCCGGCCCCCGTGCTGCCCGAGGGCACCGAACCCGCGCCGGAAACCCCGGCCGATCCCGCGTAACGCCGCAAGCGTCGCGAGCTGCAACCCCGCCCCCTTCCCTGACCTCTTTTAACCAGGAACTCATATGGCAACTGATTTTCACCACGGCGTGCGCGTTATCGAAATCAACGGCGGCACGCGCCCGATTCGCACCGTCGCGACGGCCGTAATCGGCATCGTCGGCCACGCGTCGGACGCCGACGCAACGGCTTTCCCGCTCGACAAGCCCGTGCTTATCACCAACGTCGCGACGGCGATCGGCAAGGCCGGCGTGCAAGGCACGCTCGCGAAGGCGCTCAAGGGCATTTCCTGGCAAGCAAAGCCCGTTGTCGTCGTCGTGCGCGTCGCGCCTGGCATCGACGACGCGGCGACCACGAGCAACCTGATCGGCACCGCGACGCCGCAAGGCCAACTCACCGGCATGCAAGCATTGCTCACGGCGCAATCGCAGCTCGGCGTTAAACCGCGCATCCTGGGCGTGCCTTTCGCCGATACGCAACCTGTCGCGATCGCCCTGGCGGCGCTCGCGCAAAAGCTGCGCGCGTTCGCTTACGTGAGCGCGAACGGGGCGCAAACGAAGGAGGAAGCGACGACCTATCGCCAGTCATTCAGCCAACGCGAAGTAATGGTGATCTGGCCGGAATTCCAGGCATGGGACACCGACACGAACGCAACCGAAGAAATGTCGTCCGTTGCGATCGCGCTCGGCCTGCGCGCGAAGATCGACGAGGAAACCGGCTGGCACAAGACGCTTTCGAATGTCGGCGTGAATGGCGTTTCGGGTATCACGAAAAGCGTGTTTTGGGACTTGCAAGACCCCGCGACCGATGCCGGCTATCTGAACGAGCACGACGTGACGACGCTTATCAACGGCGGCACCGGCTTTCGTTTCTGGGGTTCGCATACGTGTTCCGACGACCCGCTTTTCATGTTCGAGAACTACACGCGCACCGCGCAAGTGCTCGCCGACACGATGGCCGAGGCTCACATGGTCTATGTCGACAAGCCGTTGCACCCGTCGCTCGTGCGCGACCTGATCGAATCGATCAACGCGAAGTTTCGCGAGCTGATTTCAAACGGCTATCTGATCGGCGGCTCGGCCTGGTACGACGAAAGCGCGAACGATGCCGATTCGCTCAAGGCCGGCAAGCTCGCGATCGATTACGACTACACGCCGGTTCCCCCGATCGAAAACTTGATGCTGCGCCAACGCATCACCGATCGTTACCTCGCCGATTTCGCCTCGCGCGTGCAGGCATAACAACGGCTTAACCAGGAGTAAGCACACATGGCATTGGCTAAGAAACTCAAGGCGTTCAATCTGTTCGAGGACGGCAACAACTACCGAGGCGAAATCGCTGAAGTGACGTTGCCGAAGCTCTCGCGCAAGATGGAGGCATATCGTTCGGGCGGCATGAATGGCCCCGTTGACGTCGACCAAGGGCAAGAAAGCATCATGCTCGAATGGACGGCCGGCGGCATCATGAAAACCACGCTCGGCAAATACGGCACGCTCAAGCACGACGGCGTGCAACTGCGGTTTGCCGGCGCCTACCAGGCCGAGGACGCAACGAAGCCCGATGCTGTCGAAATCGTTGTGCGCGGTCGGCACAAAGAAATCGATATGGGCGGCGCCAAGCCTGGCGACGACACGGCTTTCAAAGTCTCCACGACGTGCAGCTATTACAAGCTGACGATCAACGGCGAGACGATCATCGAAATCGATCTGGTCAACATGGTCGAAATCGTGAATGGTGAGGACTTGCTCGCGGGCCTGCGCTCGGCGATCGGCCTGTAACGCTCCCTCTCAACGCCCTGCCCCGCTCGCCTGGTGACACGCTAGGCGAGCACCAACAAAACCCAACACCTGAACAGAGAAAGAAATGAACGAAGCCAACCCGAACACGATCACGCTCGACACCCCGATCAAGCGCGGCGAACAAGAGATCACCGAAATCACGTTGCGCAAGCCGGCCGCCGGCGAGCTGCGCGGCACGTCGCTCAATGCCCTCGTCAATCTCGACGTTGACGCACTCGGAAAGGTGTTGCCGCGTATCACGACGCCGACGCTCACCGAATTCGACGTGCGCGAAATGGACCCCGCCGACCTCGTGCAATTGGGGGTGGCGTTCGCATCTTTTTTGCTGCCGAAGCGGGCGAGCTAGAGCACGGCATACCCGACGAAGTAGAAGAAGCGATGGCCGATATCGCGACCGTCTTTCACTGGCCCCCGCCGACGATGGACGGTTTTACCTTGCGCGAATTGGCCGATTGGCGCGAGCGCGCGCGAATCCGAAGCGGAAGCGAATAAACGATGGCGAACGATCTTAAATTGCGCGTGCTGTTCGATATGGTCGACGGCGCAACGCGGCCGATTCGAAACATCCTGAACGGTAACAAGGGCCTGGCGAAGTCGCTGAAAGAGTCACGCGACGAACTCGGCAAGCTACAGAAAACGCAAAAGGACGTTGCCGCGTTTCGCGATATGCGCACCGGCCTCGCTGGCGCCTCGCGCAACATGCGCGACGCCCAGGCGCGCGTTTCGCAGCTCGCCGGCGAGATTAAGGCGAGCGATTCGCCCACGAAGGCAATGACCGCGGAGTTTGAACGGGCGAAGCGCACGGCCGCCCAGCTCACGGCCGCGCACGACGCCCAGGCGAACAAGGTGCGCGAGCTGCGCACGCGCCTCACGGCCGCCGGCATCGATACGCGCAACCTGTCGCAACACGAGCGCGACTTGCGTTCGAGCATGGCCGCGACGATCGGCGTAATGACGACGCAGCAAAACAAGCTCGCCGAGCTGACCTCGCGCACGAAGCGACTCGCCGAGGCGCGCGAGAAGATGAACAAGACGAAGGAACTCGCCGGCTCGATGGCGGGCGCCGGCGCTAAAGCAATGGCCGGCGGCGCCGTTGTCGGCGCTGCAACGCTGGTTCCGATCGCGGCCTATGCGAAGGCCGAGGAATCGGCGACGCAGCTCTCTAGCGCGCTGATGCGCGCCGGCGGAGTCGTGCCCCCTGAATTCGAAAAGATCAACGCGCTCGCGATGAAACTCGGCGACCGGCTACCCGGTACAACGTCCGATTTTCAAGACATGATGACCATGTTGACGCGCCAGGGCATTAGCGCGCAATCGATCCTCGGCGGCATGGGCGAAGCGACCGCATATCTCGCCGTGCAGCTCAAGAAAACGCCGGCCGAGGCGGCCGAATTTACGGCCAAGCTACAGGACGCCACGCGCACGACCGAAAAGGATATGTTGTCGCTTACCGACGTGATTCAAAAGGCGTTCATGCTCGGCGTTGACGATAACAACATGCTCAACGGGTTCGCCAAGCTCGGCCCCGCGATGGACACCATCAAGCAAAAGGGCATCGAAGGCGCGAAGGCGCTCGCGC